CGACGGTTGAACCGTCAACAAAACTAAAGTTCGAAATCGTTCCACCAGCCACAGTGACATCACCGGCCACCAAACCGTTAACCGCTTTGCTGAATGTTAGTGTGGCAATTTGTGTACCACTGAATAGAGCCGGTAAATTATCAAGTACTGAAGGTTTGATATTGTTGTAGTCAGATGTTTGGGCGGCGACTGCGACACTTGGTAAACCGTTCATATCGTTCACAGAACCGGCTGCTGATTCGACCGTCACATTCCCCACCGCTGTCGGTGTGATTAATGCTGTGAATACTGTGTCGCCGTCAACACCTGACGAAAGACTCACTGTCGCGTTGGTGACACCGAAAGCCGCCGCTGTTACATCGCGAACGGCTTCAGAAAATGTAAGCGTAGCGGTGAACGGGGCGTTCGTAAATGCGGGCACGCCTGACAAAACACCCATCGGGGCATCCGTATCGAAGGTGAAAGTTTGAGTCGCACCGGACGCAACTGAATCATCGGTACCGTCGTTGCCTAATGCGTCAATATCAGTGATCGTGACATCACCTAGCGCGCTAGGTGTGATCGGTATCGTCCACTGTTGTGGTGATACCTGAACAGGTGTACCTATCGCAGCGTTTGTGACTTGAATCTTACTAACGTCAAAGGTGGTGATCGGACGATTGAAATTTACAGTCAGAGTGCGCGGTGTTGTGTCACCTGACACGTCATCGATGCTTAATGTAGACGTTAATGTCAAACTAGCGTTCGGGTTTAAATTCAACCCTAGTACTGTGTTCGCATCGATGTCAGTATCAATCAAGGGTTGATCATCGCCACCCCTTCGAACTCTGAACTTTCTCGGTAATTCAATCGCCATGTCACACCACCTATATGAACGTTAAAAACTTACTTACTTTGCAGCACCAGTTAAACCCAACACTTTAGCCACAGCTTTCGCTTTGGCGTTGTCGTTGGCTGATGACTCAGCACTGACGGCTTGCGCTTTCTTGATCATGTCAGCCTGATTGACCGGCGTTGCTGCCGCTCGAACTGCCGCATCAAGTTCACCCTGTGCTTCTTTGTGGGCTGCGCTAGCTTTCTCTTTCGCTTCTTGCGCCTTGTCCATTTTGGCTTGTGCCGCTTTGACTTTCGCTTGAAGTTCAACCTGCGGGTCAGCTTTCTTCGCCGCTGGTGCTGGTTTAGTCGCCACTTTTTGCTTGACGACCTTTTTCTTAACGACCTTTTTCTTAACTACTTTCTTCTTGGTTGTTTCCATGATTTCACCTATTGGATATGTACAAATAAAAAGCGGGTAAGGTAGTCGCCCACCCTACCCGCCGGATCGATGCTAAATAAAATTTAGAATTCGCGCGTGATCAAACGAGCAATCTTGATTTGCTTACGCTCAGGGTATACACGCTTCCAGCTATCTTGGTGTGCCAAGTTTGAAGCGGTAGCAGTATTGTCAGGCCCGCCTTGTGCCGTGGTGTTACCGACATAAGCCATACCAGTAGGAGCGATAGCCCAACCCCAACGAGTGTGAAGCACGTCAGAACCTGCACCGTTACCAGCGTCAGGGTGACGTGAAACTTCAGTCGCGTGATCCGGAGCATGTGAACCAAATCGCAACGCACCGGCACCAAACAACCATGATTCAAAGATGCCCGCGCCGTCAGTAGGCATGGCGTCATCAACGATGACAACACGACCAAGGAACAAAGGTATTTGGATTAAACCGTTTGAGTGCTCACGGAAGGTGATCAGGTTGTTCGCTTGCATACGGTGGTACACAATTGAATGAACCATGATCATGGAAAGTGATTCTTGTGCGTCACCCATTGTGAGCATTGCAGCAAGCGCAGCACGACCTGAAAAGGTAGTTGTGCCATCGACGAAAGCAGCACCCGAAATATCGTGTGTCATGTCATCTTGAATGTGCTCGGCACCGGTCGGAGCAGCCGCGTTATCTGCGAATACACCTTTCACGGTAGCGATGACCGCACCTTGTAACCGACGGGCGCGATACTTAGCAACACGATTCGAAATCGCCGCCATAGGATCAGCACCAGATAGTTCTTTAGTGAGGTTAGATGCTTGCCAGCTTTGGTTACGAGACAAACGAACCACGATCTCGTTACCCATGATGATCTTATTCGGAATAGAATCATCAGTCGGCACACCGGTGGTATATTTGTCAGGCTCAATATCATTGCTGATATTTTCGTCGATGTTCTCTAAATCTTCGAAAGAAGAAATATTGAACGTCTGACCGCCATTGGCAAGTTTTGTGTTGATCTCTGCGTCGTCAACCATCGCACCAGATTCGATGATCGCGGTAAGCTCCATCGTTTCTTGTTGTACTGCACGGTCGAAAACTTCAGGGACGATTACGTCTGCAAGTTGTGTAGAAGCCATGAATGATTACCTCTCGGATTGGCTTAAAAAGGTTAATTAAGCGCGAATCCCATGACCGCCGCATTTTTTGCTGAAGGGGTAAACAACCGCTTACCCCCACAGTTCGCTGCATTATAAAACCATATAATTTTAAAATGCAAACAATTCTTTATTCCATCGGGGCAGCATGTGCGCCAATTGAAGACCCCGCAGCTTCAGCCATTTGTTCAGCTTTTGCTGAATCAACCTTGTACAGCTTGCCTTGTTCGGTCATATTCCAATGCTTTTTTGACCAAGGATTCTTTGAAAAGCTAGCAGAACCCCCACCGCCCTGACCACCTGCGCCCGCTGATTGCTGCCACAGAAAACCGTGGGACTCTTTCAATGTTCCAACCCATTGCTGTGGTTCAATACCGTCTTCAGCACCGATCACGGTGTTCGTGTCGCCGTCCAAATTAAACCGGCTCACACCTAACGTGACCACAGTGTCAACAGCATCAGGGCGTACGTTTTCAGCGATAGCCGCTTCACGTAGTGCGTCCGATACCGTTCGTGTGGTGTTCTGTTCTTCGTATTTGCTCGCGCGCGCGACTGCTTCGTCTCGCTCACTTGTCAGTGTGGCTATCTGACGTTCAAGCGGCGCGGTCTTGGTCTTCATTCGAGTTTCGACCATTTCGTTGATTTTGTTTTCGTCGATCTTATCGCCCGCCGCTGATTCTAATTCATCAATGCGGTCGAGTTTTGCGAGCGCTTCGTCAGGGTCACCCAAAGCACTGTACGCTTTCAAATCAAGTTTTACTTTCTTATGATCAGACCGTTCTTTGCGCAAGGCTTCTTGAAGGTTGACCACATCGTCGGTTGTCTTCAACCCTTCGACACCGGTCAGCACAAACACACCACCCTGTTCGGTATATAGGTCTTCTTTACCTTCAGGTATTTCTTCTCTTGTTGCGTATTGTCGTTTTAACATTTTAAGCACTCCATAGTGTTATTAGTCGGGGATGTTCAAACCCCTATTGCGTAGTTGGTCAAGTGTCAACGTGTCACCGTTCCTAGCGATGAACTTGTCTAACGTAATTTCACCGCGCCGAAATAATTGCGCGCGGGTTCTTCCTAGAACCTGATTTTGAAAAGCCACTGTTTGCTTTTCTAGCCATTCGCTATAGCTGACTTTAGCCGGTACCTGACCGACCAAGTCGTCAGCCCTGCTTCGTGTGTAAGCGTCATAACGTAGCTTGTGCCCGTACGGTAACGCTGAACGGGTCGTGACAGGGCGAAGATTAGCGTTATTTGTGTATTCTTGCAACAGTTCCCGTTCTGTTCTGGAATCGAACCCGCGCAGGTGTAACGCGGCGGCGCTGATAAGTGGTACACGCAGACTCCTACACCTAATGTGTCTAGGGGGCATCGGGCCGTCCCCTATTGGGTGGCGTGTGTGATCCAAAGCAGCACATTCGATGGTCGTGCGCGCGTCAAGTGTGGCGATGTATAGTTCTTCTTCAATGATGTCGGCGTTTTCTTTATACAATAACTGCTTCGCTTCGTTCTGTACCCCGCTGGTCACCGTCAAAAGTACGGCTTCCATATCTCTAAACGCTTTACGCATCAACCCGTTGCGAAACTTTGCGCGCTTGGTGCCGATGATTTGCCGCGTGAGTACGGTCGGGGTCAGCCCCTGAATGACGCCCACCTTCGCCGCGTTCAACATGCGGTCTACATCAGCCGCGCGTGTGCGTCGCATCCATTGTTTTAGTGTGCGCCCTTCGAATGGGTAAGCGTTAACCACAGCAGACAATTGTGTCACCGGTGGTATGGTCAACCCGATAGTCGCAGGAACCGCACCGGCGATGAACGTCGAGGCGACTGTCGCTTCGTTTAACGCTAGCTGTTTAAAATCTTCGAAGGCGCGCTTGTCGACCTTATCCCATGCTTTACCGCGTACACGGTTCAGTGCTTTGGTTAGGCTCGCGACCCACCGCTTGCTTTTAGCCGACGTCAGATCACGGTCGGGTAACCGGTTCAGATAATGAATAAGAACACGTCGCGTTTCAATTTCCGACTCGGTCAACAATTCGATCAGTTCGTTACGAAGTCCACCCGCGTAGCGAAGCAAAAAAGTTTGATGACGCACATAGGCGTCAAACAGTTCTTCGTTAACCGTCGGCATCGTCTAGGTCAAAATCTAGATCGTCGTCATCTTCAGCACCGTCGAGTGGTGCGCCCGCGTTAACACCAACTAAAAGCGTGTCATCTTCTGTGGTGATTTGTGTAATTTCTTCTTCGATGGTTTTCTCGGAGATACCATTCGAAACCGCCCAATCGTGAATGGTCGACCAGCTAATCGGGTACCCGAGGTTTTTCATTTCAACTAACGCACGGAACACTTCGGTGTCGAACTCTTGATCAGAAAATTCTAGATTAGGTATTACTTTAACCTGATCAGGGTTGCCCCCTTTCCAGATAGCTAAACATTTCAACGCCTGTTCAAGCCCCGTTGCTGCCGTCTGCATCAACTGTGGTAATGTCGCCGTCTGTGCAGATGCGCGAATCTTCAAAGACTCCCCGCTCGCAGCTTGATTGACATTGCCGGTGTTGATCAGTTCACCGCTTTGCATTTCTGCAAGTTTACGGTCGTTCTCCATCGCTTGCCGTACTTCCGGCAATGCCGAATTATTCACACCGATATATTTTGCGTCAGCGCCTTCAGGGAGATTGATCGACACACCCGCACCCGTTCGCACAGTTTCGTTGTCGCCCACATTCGCGCCGATAGTAACAAGCGTTTCTTGTCCCTGCATAAACAGGGTCTGTTTGTAGTCAGCATCCTGCATGTAAATAGATATAGCAAGTTGCGCCAATCCGTCGAGGGGTGGTTCATCAGGGTCGGGAGCAATGTCTTTTGAATTGATGAACACAAACGGTATTTTCTCCAACTTGTTACCCTTGATGTTCGGTTCGGTGTATTCGACTGACGCCATCGTGTCACCCTCTTTAAGCACGGCGGTCTGGTAGGTACCCGACATGCTGATTGCGTCGTTCTCGATTAGAGCCAACACACGGTAACGTTCTTCTTCTTCCCATTCGAGTGTTCGTTCGTCCATTTCGTGTGCGGTTTCGTCGAGCACCACAAGTTTCAATTTTGAATTGCTGTGACCGAGTTCGGTGTCGTCGTCATCACCACCATTTGAGTGGGTGCGCCCATCTGCCCAATTGATCACAGACATAGCGGGGTACGTTACAATGACCGGCACTTCGGCGTTGTTTGAACCGTCAGTATCATCGACCACAATGTCGGCTAACAATCCAATACGACCGGTGACCAGTTGCTCAGACGTGATTCGCTGAAACAACATTTGTAGGGGTTCACCTAGCAGTGTGGAACTCTCGCGCATGTCTTCTAGCACAGCGGGTAATTCG